CTGCGGCCTCATCTGGGAGGCGGTGGATCAGTGGGATCACCCGCTGCTCGCCTATGAGACGGCGCGGGACTTTCGCAACTGCCAGCTCAGCTTCCGCTGGCGTTCGTCTGGCATCCGCGCGCTCGATCTCGTCAACGGGCCGACGCTCACCATCGAGGGGCGGGACGCGGGCGGCAGCCCCCGGAGCTGGTATGTGCGGTTGTGGAACTACGCGTCCGGCTCGCCCACCGACGCGACGATCACGCTCGATTTCAATACGTTGAATGGCGGCTACCTGCTTCCGTCAGAGGCTGATCCTGTGTGGGCGGGCGATGTGGACCGCATGTTCATCTCGCTCGTCCCCACCGGCTATGACGCGGGAAGCACGCAATATGCCACCGGGCAGGCAGGCTGGGTCGAGCTGACCCAGATACGCTGCGATGGGTCCGGCTCGGTGCTGGAGATTGGTGACGTGATGCTGCCCGAACATGGGCTCGGTATCGCGACGGGCTATGACGATGCCTATAACCAGACGCCGGAGCGGGTACTGCGGCAGATCGCGGCGCTCGGCTATCGTGGCGACATCCTGCATTATGTCGGCATGAGCCATTATATGCGGCTCGAACTCAACAGCGGCGCTTATTATGCGAGCCTTGCGGGCGGGGTGCTGTGCGCGCCGTGCGCGGCGTGGCACGCGGATTTCGCGGCGCGGGCCAAGGCTGCGGGATATGGCGTGATCTGGTCGCTTTCCTATGAGCTGCTCGATCAGCATACATGGGGCAACTGGAAGCAGCGGGCGGAGGATGGCAGCCCCGCGCTGACGGGCTGGTCTCCGCCGTCCACCTTGCTCTCGCCTGCGGAAAGCGGGGCGATGGGGTATCTGCGGCAGGTCGGCGCGGCGTTTATCGGCATTGCCGTGGCGGCAGGGCTGGCGCCGCAATTTCAGGTCGGCGAGCCGTGGTGGTGGGTGATGAGCGACGGGCGCATTTGCCTCTATGACACGGCGGCGGTGGCGGCGTTCGGCGGCAGCCCGGTGAGTATCCCGAACATCCGAGGTTCCCTGACGACCGCGCAGACCGCGCTGCTCGATCAGGCGGGGGCGCTGCTTGCGAGTTCGACGGCGGCGCTGGTGGCTGCGGTGAAGGCAGTCGCGCCCGCCACGAAGACGCATCTGCTAACCTATCTGCCGACGGTGCTCGACGCGCAAGCCCCGGAAGCCAAGCGCGCTAACATGCCGACCGGCTGGGCCAGCCCGGCCTTCGATGTGTTGCAACTGGAGGATTATGACTGGGTGACGGGCGGGCACACGGCGCTGAGCAAGGCGGGCGCGGCGGCAGCGCAGACGCGCCTCGGCTACGCACCCGCCGCGCAGCATTATCTTGCGGGTTTCGTGCTCGATAGTGCGAGCGCCGCAACGCAATGGCCGCTGATCGAGGACGCGGCGCTGGCCGGAGCGGCGCGCGGCGTGGCGCGGAGCTTCATCTGGGCGCTGCCTCAGGTGGTGCGCGACGGCTTCACCCATTTTCCCATCGGCGCAGGAGGCAATATGCAGGCGTTTGACGATGTGCTCTTTCCGCTCTCCATCGGCAGCCAAGCGAGTGTGACCCCTGCCTTCTCGACCCAGACGGTCGAGAGCCTATCGGGCCATGAACGCCGGACATCGGACTGGGCGGACGCGCGGCTGAAGTTCGATGCGGGGCCGGGTGTGCGCTCCGAGGCGGAGCTGGTGACGCTGGTGGAATTCTTCCGGGCGAGGAGGGGCGCGGCGCGGGGTTTCCGCTTCAGCGATCCGTTCGACACTCAGAGCGCGCCGCTGGGGCAGGCTGTGAGCGCGGTGGACCAGAGACTGGGGACGGGCGATGGCGTCACGAGCGAGTTCCGGCTGGCGAAATATTATGGAGCGGGTGTGGACGCGCAGCAGCGTTTCATCACGCGCCCGGTGGCGGGTACGATCCGCGTTGCGGTGAACGGCGTGGAGCAGACCAGCGGCTGGCTGCATCTGGGCGGCGGGGTGATCGCTTTCACGACAGCGCCGACGAGCGGCGCGGTGCTAACGGCAGGCTTCCGCTTCGACGTGCCGGTGCGCTTCGCCGAAGACAGCCTTGAGGTGAACCGCGCGACCTTTGCCGCAGGCGAAATGCCTTCGGTGCCGCTGGTGGAGATCCGCGAATGAGCCTCGCCGACACGATATTGGCGCAGGATCTCGCTGCTTTAGCCTTCTGCTGGCGGCTGGAGCGGCGCGACGGCGTGACCATTGGCCTCACCAGCCATGACCGCGATCTTGTGATCGGCGGGGTGGTCTATAAGGCCGCGCCAGGGCTGGTGCCGTCCTCCGTCACGCGCGGGATCGGGCTGGAGCCGGAGAGCATGGACCTGAAAGGCGCGCTCACCAGCGACGCGATCTCGGAGACGGACCTTGCGGCGGGCAAATGGGATGGCGCTGCGCTTGTTCTCGCCGTCACCGAATGGACCGCGCCGGGGGTGCTATGGCTGGAGATCATGCGCGGCGAGCTGGGCGCGGTGGAGCAACAGGGCGAGGCGTTTTCGGTCGAGCTGGCGGGTCCGGCGGCGGCGCTGCTGAAGCCGGTCGCGCCCGAGACATCGCCGGGGTGCCGCGCGCGGCTCGGCGACAGGGCGTGCCGGGTGGACATGATGCTGCACCGGCGGGTGGTGAGCGTCTTGGCGGTGGCGAGCGAGGTGGCGAGCGTCACGGGTGGCGGCTTGACGAGTGGTGCTTATGTGTTCGGCCATCTCCGCTGGCTGGAGGGCGCAAATTGCGGACTCTCCCAGAGCATCGTCGCCAATGATGCGGCCAGCGTGACACTTGCCGAGCCGCCCGCCTTCGCGGTGGCGGCCGGGACGCGGGCGCTCCTCGTCGAAGGGTGCGACAAGCAGATGGCGACCTGCTCCGCGCGCTTCGCCAATGCGGTGAACTTTCGCGGCGAGCCGTATCTGCCGGGGATGGATCTGCTCACCCGCTACCCTGGAGCGAATTGACTCATGGTTGTCATGCCAGCGTAGGCTGGCATCCCATGCCTTACTGCCCAGTCGCCGGAGATCCCAGCTTTCGCTGGGATGACGGATATTTGCGCTGAGGAATATTGCATGAAACGTGGAGACAAAATCGTCGCGGCGGCGCGCGGGCTGATCGGCGTGCCGTTCCGCCTGCACGGCCGGAGTGCCGCGCATGGCCTCGATTGCATCGGCCTCGCCACGCAGGCGCTTGAGCAGGCAGGGCATGACGGGCTGAGCGGCGGCATCGTGCCGGTGGCGTATAGCGTGCGCGGCGGGACGGTGGCGCGGTTCGCGGCGGGTATGAGTGCGGCGGGATTGCGGCCCGTGCGGAAGGCGCAGGCAGGCGACCTCGTGCTGGCGCAGGCGGCGGTGGCGCAGTTTCACCTGATGATCGTGACCGGCGCGGGCCATGTTCACGCCGATGGCGGGCTGGGCCGGGTGGTCGAGATGCCGGGGCCATCGCCCTGGCCGGTGATCGCGCATTTTCGATGGGGCAGATGATTTATGGCAACGCTTGTTTTGACGGTGGTCGGCTCGGTGCTGGGCGGGCCGATCGGCGCGGCGATCGGCGCCAGCATCGGCCAGGTGGTCGATCATGCGGTGCTGTTCAAGCCCAAGGGGCGGGAGGGGCCGCGCCTTGCGGACCTGCGCATCCAGACTTCGCGCTATGGCGACCAGATACCGCAGCTCTTCGGCGCGATGCGAGTGGCGGGCACGGTGATTTGGGCGACGGATCTCGTCGAGCATCGCTCCACCTCGGGCGGCGGCAAGGGCAAGCCCAAGACGACGACCTACACCTATTCGACGAGTTTTGCGGTGGCGCTCTCTGCACGGCAGATCGGCAGCATCGGGCGGATCTGGGCGGACGGCAATCTGCTGCGGGGGAGCGCGGGGGATTTCAAATCGCCGATTACGAGTTTCCGCGTCTATGCCGGCAGCGAGGATCAGGCGCTCGATAGCCAGATCGCGGCGCACCGGGGCGCGAGCACCACGCCCGCCCATCGCGGCATCGCCTATGCGGTGTTTCAGGATCTGACGCTGACGGATTTCGGCAACCGCATCCCTTCGCTCACCTTCGAGGTCTTTGCGGACGCGGCGGCGGTGCCGGTCGCCGACCTCGCCTTCGACTTGAGCGACGGGCTGATTGCGCGTGACGCGGGATCGGGCCTGCCGGCGGTGCGCGGCTATGCGGCGAGCGGGCGCTCCGTCGCGGATGCGCTCTCACCGCTGGTCGAGGGCTATGCGCTGGGCCTGCGCGATGGGGCTTCGGGCATGAGCCTGCTGCCTGCGGGCGCTATTGAGGCGGGGATTGTCGCAGAGATGGTCGGCGCGCGGTTCAACGCTCGGGCCGAGCGCGGCGTCAAAGCCCGCCGCGCCCGCGCGGAGGATGTGCCGGTGCGGATGTCGGTGCGCCATTATGACCCGGCGCGGGATTATCAGGCCGGGTTGCAGACCTCCGAACGCGGCGGGGCCGGGCGGGTCGAGCGCGACCTCGATCTGCCCGCCTCACTCTCGGCCAGCGAGGCGCGCGCGCTCGCCGAGGCGCAGGTGCAGCAGCTCTGGACCGGCAGGCGAACGCTTGAGCTGCGGTGCGACTGGCGGGCGCTGACGCTGGAGCCGGGCGCGGTCGTCACCATTGAAGGGCAAAGCGGGCGCTGGCGGATCGAGCGCAGCGAGTGGGAGGCGATGGGCGTGCGCTTGGCCCTGCGGCAGGTGGGCGGGGCAGGTGTGCTCGCGCCGCCAGCGGATGCGGGCACGAGCATTTCGCAGGCAGATGTGCTGCACGGGGCCACAACCTTGCGGGTGGCCGATCTGCCGATGCCGGGGGATGCGCTGTTGACCGAGCCTCTGGTGGTCGCGGCGGCGGCTGGCGCTCAAGCGGGCTGGCGTGTGGCGGAGCTGTTCGTCGAGGACGCGACGACAGGCGGGCTGACCTCGATCGGTGGCACCGCGCCTTCCGCGATAGTGGGGACGGTGCTGGCGACCCCTTCGGCTGCGGCGTCGCCTGCCCTGTTCGACACGGTCTCCGCGATCGACGTGCAGTTGCTCAACGGCGTGATGACGCTGGCGAGCGCGGACGATGCCTCGCTGTTGCGCGGCGCGAATATGGCGCTGGTCGGTGGCGAGGTGATCCAGTTCGGCGTTGCGAGCCAGACCGGGCCGGATACATGGCGCTTGACGCGGCTATTGCGCGGGCGACGCGGCACCGAATGGGCGATGACCGGCCATGCTGGCGGGGAGGCGTTCCTGCTGCTCGATCAGACGAGCCTTCTCGCCATTCCCTCTTCTTACGCGGCGATGGGCTCGACGCTGCTGATGGACGCGATCGGCATCGGTGACACCACGCCCGCCACGGCGAGCGCGTTGGTGGCGGGGCAGGCGGTGCTGCCGCTCTCTCCCGTGCATGTGCGGGCCATCCAGAGTGGTGGCGATTGGCAGTTCGGCTGGGTACGCCGCAGCCGCATCGGCTGGCAGTGGCTCGATGGCGTCGATGCGCCCCTCGGCGAGGCGCAGGAGAGCTATCGCATCGACCTCAAGCGCGCGGGCGCGGTATTCCGCAGCGCCACCGTTAGCGCGCCAGCGTGGACCTATGCCGCCGCGAGCATAACGGCGGACAATCTGGCGGGGATCACCGGCGCGGTGACAGCCGAAATCCGCCAGATCGGCGATTTCGGCGCGAGCCGCCCCGTAACCCTGAATTTCCTTATCTAGAATCTGTTTGATCCGAAACAGGCAGCTTCGCTGCGTTTCGGATGATCGGTGCCAGCCCTCTCCCCCACCCAACCTCCCGACAGGGTAAACTATTGGGAGGTTGGGTGGGGGAGAGGGCTGGTGCGGCCATCAAACCATCAACTTTCGGAGTTGGCTTCCCATGAGCACCACCAACAGCGACCGTTTTGCCCTGCCCCTGTTGCAGGCAGGGCAGGCCCAGAAGGAACTGACCCACAACGAGGCGCTGGCCCTTGTTGACATGCTGCTCCACGCGCAGGTGGAGAGCATGGCCGTGGCGACGCCACCGGGCGGAGCGGTGGTGGGGCAATGCTGGGTCGTCGCTACATCTGGCACCGGCGCATGGGCCGGGCAGGACGGCAAGCTCGCCTGCCTCACCACGGGCGGATGGCGGTTCGTCGCCCCGCGCAAGGGGCTGCAGGTGCTGAATGCCGCCGACGGGAACAGCTATGTGCATGATGGCGCCGCATGGCAGATGGGTGCGGTGCGCACCAACGGCGTCTATTTCAGCGGCAACAGGATCATCACCACGCGTCAGGGCGCGATCACCGACCCGACCGGCGGCAGCGTGACGGACACTCAGGCGCGCACCGCCATTGCATCCATACTGACAGCGCTGCGCAATCATGGCCTGATCGCCTGATGGCGCACGGTCAATAATCATTTGTAGCCCAAGCAAAAAATATCCGGATCGCCGGTCGTGTCCCATATGGTGGTGTAGGTTCGCCGGCGTAGCCTTAGCGATCTCCGGCCAAGCCGGGTTGATCATGCTGCCATAGGGGGCAACGTGATGATGGCATTATCGCTTAATCCCGAGAC